AGGTGATTAAATGATTATTGAATTATCTAAAGACCAGTCCTTTTATGGGCTTTTACGCAAGGCTGAATTAGATAATGAGACTTCTTCTTTAGTTAAGCAAGAGGCTTCTCCTTTGGAAATTAAAATGTCTTTGTTAAAGAACCTTGATTCTTCTAATATGGTTAAATATAGAAAGTATATTAAAAAAGCCGACGAAGAAGATGCAAAAAGAATAAAGGATGAAAGGCGTAGTGAAGAAGAAGGCTATGTAGCACCTACAACTGATATTGTTGAGGAACAATTAGAAGGAGAGGCTTCCGATGCGAGAGAGATAATGTCTTCTGATTTACTTGAAAAAGATGAAGAAACTAAAGCCTATAACTTTTTAAGTTCTTTACAAAACTTAATAGAACCCTTAATACAAATAGGTGATGCTGCTAAAGTAATTAGACAGGACTCTAAAAAAGGCAGTAGAAAATACGAGGTAGATGGTGTCCAAAGACCTTATATTAAAATAGGAAAAGTAAAGAAGAACTCTAATCAAGTTATTAATATGTTTAAAATTCTAGAAAGACAACCTAATTATTTTATGGATAGATTTGGCAAAATGTTGGTTAATGGAGTATTATCAGGAAAACAATTTTCAAAAGATAAAGAAACCGGTGATGTAACCTACGAGAAAACTGATAAAGATATTAATGTTAAAAATTTATCAGCCCAACTTACTAAATTAAAAGAAAAACAAATTGATGTATTGGATGAAAGCGGTATGAAAACTTTCAGTCAAATGTCTTTACCTAAAGTATTAGAACTACTCCATGCTCAACAACATGGATATTTACCCGAAGCCACTAGAGATAAAAGAAAAAGAGGCGGAGAATTAAGAAGAATCCAACAAAGACTTAATCAAGGATTTGACGAAGGCGGAGATAGAGAAATCAATAGAGAATACCGCAAGGCTACTCAATTAACAAATAAATACAGAAAGAAAATATCTAATTTAAAGAATAAAAGAGATACAGTTAAAGGAATTATTGAACAACTAGAAGAAGTATTAGGAGATAGTGATGCTTTAGTTGCTAGAAAATTTAAAGAATTAAATAATGCTTTAAGAGTATTAATGTCTTCAGGTAGAGTTCCTCCCGAAGAAATTAGGGCCAAAACAACTGAAATTAGAGATTTACAAAACAATAAAGAAAGGTATATTAAAGAAGCCAAAGCAGATGTTGAAAAGGAAATTGGCGAAGAAAAAGTTAAATTAGGCAAATATGTTAGTGATTTAAGTGCCGCTATCAAAACAGAAGAACTCACTAAAGACTTTATGAAAAAGGTTGATATGTTTTCAGGAATGAATCCTATTGCTGAAATTAAAGGAATAATTATTGATGGCCTTAATGCTTGTTCACAGATGAATCAAACCATGAGAAAAATTGAAAAAGAATCTTCTAAAGCAGAACAAGATATTTCAAGGGGTTCAATGGTTTATTTAACTGAAAACCCCGACGCTCGTTGGGAACAGGTAGGCGGAGAAATGGAGTTTGTAGGACTACCTACTATTGCTAATCAAGCCATTCGCAGAATTGATACTTTGATAGAAGAATTAGACGCTAATTCACAAAAATTAGAAGAAGTTAATTTAAGACTTACTACCTTAATAGAGGGTAAAAAGCCTGAAACAATGACGGAGGCATCGGAATGACTTGGGATTACTACGGAGAAGGGGATAATTTTATCCTAAAAGAAGAAAAACAAAAACCTAAAGAGATTCTTGATTCATTAGATGCTAAAGGAAGAAAGAAACTTAAAAAGGTTCTTCAAGCATCCGAACCCACTGAATTTTTTGGTCAAGACTTTACTAAATTAGGAGAGTTAATTGAGGTTCTTAGAGAATTAGATTTAACTAAGTCAGACAAGAAGTTAAATAAAAAAATGAAGTCAATGGATGAAAGGAACATTGATATAGTCGCTACTGCTACCAAACTTCGTAAGGAGTATGAACTCCTTTACCGACAGTTAAGAGATTTAATTTATCCTAAAGGAAAAGGGGGCAAAAAATAATGACATGGAAAGAAATACTAAAAGCAGGTTGCGGTTGCGGTTGTTCAGGTGATTTGAATAAAGCAAGAGGAATGAGTTCAAGAGGATTCAAGGGCGGAAGTAGAAGAAGACCCATGAGAGGAAGTAGTTTAGATTCTAATAGTTATCTTGCTTGTATTGACCGTTTACGACAGAATTATGAAAAAGGAAACCTTTCCTTTAAAGAGTATGAAGAAGGAAGAGATAAGTGCAAGGCTAAGTTTGGAATGTGATATTATGACAGAAGAAAGTATTAACAAAGATGTATTAGAAATTATTAAGGCTTTAACTGCTAAGGTTGAAGCATTAGAAAAGACCCTTTATGCAAAAGATAATCTTTTAATGAAGGCAGGTCTTGTTGTTTCTAATAGCCCTACCCCCGCTATTGATAATCAAATTGGTGGTTCAGTTCCTACAACTGATGTTGCTTCTATGGATTGGTCGGATATTCATAAAATGATGAATAAAATGGAGTGATTAAAATGCCGGAAAGAGTGACTAGAGAAGAAAGAAAAATTAGTATGGCTATTCAAAAAGCAAGAGACGCAAAGGAAATCCTTTATCATTCGTTAATGGATAATAATAGAAGTCCTATGGATGATGAATCCGAGCATGTTAAATTAAAGCGGCCAAAGGCTGAAAATTATACTTACAAGGGGGAATCAAACGATGGCCCTACTACACTTCATGCTTATGCAGGAGAAATTACCAAAATGTTTAGTTTTATGAAGTCTATGGGTGATTTTACTTGGGGTAATAAGATAGTTAATACTGATAAACATGCTGATTATCTTTTAAATGAATTGCAGGAGTTTATCATGGGAGATGAAAAATCACAAAGAATTTTCCTAAGAAACTTACATCAGGCTGCTGACGATTATAAACGAACATTGCAAAAAGCAGTTCGGGAATCCGATTACCGAACCAATCCTATGCTAGATGATGAAGCAAGAAGAACTCTCATTATGATGATTGATGAGACTGAAAGTGCTATGGAAGTATTAAGAGCAGAAGTAGAAGGCATGAAAGAAAAGGGTGCTAAACTAAATGATTTAGATAATGTTAAATCTTTACTTGCTACTCTCGGAGTAAAGGCTAGTAAATTAGAACAAAGATTACAAAAGATTCCAGAACAAACTGCTTATTATAATAGTGAAGCATCCGATACTACTTTAGATGATAATTTTTAGAGAGGGTTTTGAATGAAACTCGGCTCAATTGAGAAGGATAAGCAGCCTTCTTTAGAAATACTTCGTTTGTTTGAAAAAACAAGAGTAGCATTTCTTTCTGCTAGAACTGACCCTGATGAGTATTCTGGCCGTTGGCGTAAAATAGTTGAAATGATTAAAGAATCATACCATGAATTAGATGCCGCAGGAAAGGAATTAAAGAACTACATTGATGAAGAAGATTTAGAAGAAAAAGAAGTTAGAAATCCTTCTTCAAGGCAAGCACTAGAACTATTTGAAAAAATAAAATTGCTTCGCTATTCTTCTCCTATTGTAGCCGACCCTTTCGCAGATATGTTTAAAGGAAATGTTCTTGAAGAATTGTTGAGTAATCCTGAGTCTATGCTCAAGTTCGTTCATTATGCTCTTAGGAATGACAATAAAGCCTTATCTAAAGAGGTTTTAGCGATTAAAGACATGGAAGCAGACTCAATAACCGAGGGTCTTATGGGCCTTGACATAGAATCGGAGGACATAGCCCTCTATATTATTGAGCATTATGGGGATGGAAAAGACTCAAAGAAGGTTGAATCCAAAGTAAAGGCTGCTATGGATATGTTAGAGTTAATGTTCTTTTCTCAACATGAAGAAAAAGAATTAGAAGACTTAAAGGATATTGAAGGAGTAGCCAAAGCAAAGGGCGGAATAAAAGAAAAATCTGTTTCTCATTTTATTGTTCCTAATAAGCCTATGTATAGAATTTTTGATATTGATGATATTAATGAATTAAAAGGATTTAGTGGTAATTGGTATGTTCAAGAAAAATTTGACGGTATGAGAGTCCAATTACATAAATTAGATGGTAAGGTAAATATTTATTCTTATAATGAGAAGGACATTACTGATAAATGCGAAGCCCAAGTAGAGGAACTAAAGAAAAAAGAATACGGAGATTGTATTTTTGATGCAGAATTAGTTCTCTTTGATGAGGACGAACCTTTACATAGAGCCGATACTATCGCACATGTATTTAAAGGAAAATATAAAGACGCTAAATTAAGATGTCATGTGTTTGATATTATTAGACATGAAGCCCAGACCTTAACTGATGAAGAACTAGAAGACAGAATGACTACTTTATTTAATAACTACTCGGCTAAAACAGGTGAAGCAATCGCTTTTCCTTCAAAGAAAGATACTCGCCAAGCAGATAATTTAAATGATATTGAGAAGTATGCTAAAGAAATGATGGATAATCCTGCTTCCGAAGGAGTAGTGATTAAAGACGCTACTTCTACCTATTACATAGGAACTAAAAAGAATCCTAAATGGATTAAATGGAAAAAGTTTGTTGATTTAGATGTTATTGTTTTAGCAAAGAAAAAGACTAAGAGTAGTCTTTATTCTTATACTGTTGGTGTCGGGCCTATTACAGAAGAAATGAATGGCCTTACTGAAATAAACAAAATTAAATACTTGGGTGTGGGCAAGGCACTAAACACCAAAATATCAGTTGATGTTGGGGATATTATTAGAGTAAAGGTTGATGAGGTTAAAAAGAAAGGAGAAGGATATAGTTTATTCTCCGCTAAAGTAATTGAGATTCCTGAAGTAGAACACCCAGATAAATTAGTCACTCTAGAATTATTATCTAAAGATACAAAGAAGTCTTTGAATTATAGTGTTGAATCGGCATTAACTAAAGGAATAAAACTTACAGACCATATTCACGGAGAAACTAATATTATAGTTAAATCCGATTTAGACGGATTTACTATCTATGGTTTTGAAGAAAATAATTTAATGTCTAAGAATGCTATTATGGATATTGATATGTGGAAAGCACAGGTAGAAGAAATAATGAAATCAAAGCAAAGCGACTTAACTGTTGCTGTATTTCAGTATTTAAAAATGAACGGGGATAAAACACCCAAGCAGATTCATAACTTTTTAGTTGAAAAGCAGCCATCTTTATATGAAGATGTTCTTGAGTCTAAAGAAAAAGATATTAAGGAATGGTTTTCTCTAAGAGATGGTATTTCTCTAAAAGAAAATAAATTATCTGCCGATGATGATAAAATTATGCAGGAAGATGATATAAAAAAATCAAAGTATGATGAAGCAATTAATCGTATAATAGATATATTACAAGCAGGTAAAGATAATAAACCTGATAATGCAGTTGATTTAAATGAAATTGCTACGGTTGAAATGGATGAAGATGATACATGCTGTAATCAATTAAAAGAAGATTTTAAGAAACTTCTTTTAGAAGATGCAAAGGGCGCAGGTATGGGAAAAAAGTATATTGACTTTATTCATGAATATATGGCCGAGACTAATTGTGAAGAAATACTAGACCTTCTATCCAATCCTGAAGTATTTGCTTACGGTCAAGAAGAAGCCAAAAATATGCTAGATAAATATAAGAAATGTTCCGAAGGCTTTAATGCCGATTTTACAAGTAAATGGGCTATGCTTAAATCAAAGAGTGCTATGATGGCTCAAGGATTAAAATTTAAAGAAAGAATGAAAAACCCTACTATGAGAGTAGAAGAAAAACCCAGTGTAAATCAAAATGTAGCACAAGTTGAAATTGATGCCGATGTTTCGGGAGATTGTTGCGAACAACTCAAACAAGATTTAATTGAATTAGAGAAACTAAGTATGGAAGATTTGGAAAGAGTATTTGGTTCTTGGGAATCATTTGTAAGCGAATTTAACGCCAAATATCGTGACCAAGATTTAACATATGGCGATTCAATGGAAGAAGAATTACAAGGTTATATTGAAAGGCTAAATACTATGGATTGTGAAGAGGTATATAATAGTGCTTTATATGTTGCTGATTTATTCAAGGGAGTAGATGAACTAAGTGATTTTGCTGAAAAAATGGTTAATAGATACGAAAGTTGTAATTCTTTTGGTTCAGACTTTTCGGATAAGTATGCTATGCTTAAAGCATATAAAACTCCAGAAAATTACAGAAAAGGACAGTTCAAATTATACTCAAGAGAGGATGATAACATTACTTTTGCTATTAAAGTAGATGATGAATCTATGTTTTGGACTATTGATTTAGAAAATGATGAAGAGATGTTTGATTTATTCGGGGCGGCTGGTAAATATCCAGCAGAAGTTTCAAAGAACATTGAACGAGGAAAAATCATTGATGCCGGAGATATAGAATTAGGCGTTCAAAAAGACGGCTACCATGAATATTTCTTAAAAGGTAATAAGTTTGAGACTAAATTACATATTAGAGTTATTAAGGTAGAAGGTAAAGAAATGTGGCTAGCATGGACTGGATATAAACAAACCCCTGCTGACAAAGACGGGGATGAAGGAAAGTGGAATATCTATCAAGACAGGTATAATAAATTGCCCATTCCTACTAGCAAGTAATGTTCTTTATATACTGGAATGAACTAAGGAGAGTTGAGGAAGAATGAGTTCGGCGGTAATGTCAAACAGAACCAACGAGTTCACAATTCTAAAAAGCGACGACTTAATGATTGGTGGATATGCAAGCATTGAGATAGTTGATAAGCAAAACGATTTAATCACACTTAAAGCACTTAACGAGGCTGTTAATAAATATATGGAGAACCCAAAGTTTAGAAATGTAATGACTAATCATTCTAATGTTCAAGTTGGGGAAGTAGTAAAATCATATAGAGACAAAAGCGGAAGACTATGGAAAACCGAAGTAGATGATGTAGGATTCTTTGTAGTTATTAAGTTAAGAGACGATATAGAAAAAGCCAAAGAAATTAATAGAGGCATTAGAAAAGGTTCATTGAGGTCATTTAGTATTGGAGGACAGGCTTTAGAAAAAGTAAAGAAAAACCACCAAGAATTAGGCGACTACAATGAAATTAGCAAACTTGAATTACATGAAGTTACAATTTGTGAAAAAGGAATAAACCCAGAAGCACGATTTGATATTTTAAAACAAGACAAAACAAATAAAAAAGGAATGAGAAACATGACTAAGATTGAAAAAGCACTAGCGGAATTGGATGCACTTATGGAAGAAGTGAATACTCTCCGAAAGGAAGATGAAGAACAAATGGATATGACCGACGAAGAGAAGGGCATGCCTATGATGGATGAAAAGATGGAAGATGAAGAAAGCATGGAATACATGGATGATGAAGCAAAGGCTCTATTATCCACGCTTGACGGTGCTGGAGTTGAAATCGGTGAACCTGCGGATAGAGTTGTTATTGACAACGGAAAGCCAAAGGCCAGTGATTTACCAGTTGTTAAGGCATTTAACAACAGTGAATTAGAAACACTTGATTTGAGCGTTGCTAACATTGAGAAGGCTTATGATGCTTTCCGTCAAGAACAACTTGAAAAGTTGGCTTACGACAATCTCCAAAAGCAATTTGAACACCGATTTAAGGCTGAAACTTCTTCAAGAGAACACCTCATTGAAAAAGCAAATTATGACGCACAGGCTGAAATTGCTGCTATGAAGAATGAGTTCTCTCAACTACGAAAGTCTTTGACGGCTGAAAAGGAAACAATCCTAAAGGCTCAAGAAGAGGCAACTGTTAAACTCCCAACAATGGATGAATTGGCTGAAATGGATTGGTCTGACATTCATAAAATGGTAGGAGGCGTTTAAGATGAGTTATATTAACACAATTGCAGATTTAGAAGCACAAACATACGGAACAGGAATGACTGGGCATATTAGCAATCAATTGCTAAAGGCTCAAGGAACAGTTAGCGGTATTCATGTCGCTCACGACGGTTCATTAAGCGACCCAACGGGTATTAATGCAAATCTTTACAATAAGATTTACGGTCAAAAAGTCTGGTCTATGCTAAATAGAGAGTGTAATGCTCTATCTGTTATCGCAAAGCGACCTTATTCTTCAAGTGGTTGGAGAATCCTCAAGAAGCGACCTGCTGGCGGGGCTGGAAACTTTTTGGATATTAGTGCCGCTTCAAACACTACTCTTAATACTGCACTTTATGGTGCTGATTCTTTGAGAGCAGACCGAATTGGTGGTGTTCCTGAAAACGCATCATTAGATTCGGATTCGGATGGACTTCAATCTATTGCTCCTGAATACGACACACTATTCACCAGTCCAAAGATTATTGCTCATCAATTCGCTTTCAGCGAATTGGCTATGGAAATGGCTCAAATTGATGACGGTATCGGTGATATTAGAGCGCAATTAAGAGAGGATATGGGTAAGCATCACGCAGAAGTTCAAAACACTATGCTTGTTATGCCTTTGGAAAACTATTCTCCAACAACTGCATATGGAACTGCTAGTGGTATTGATAGAGGATATACTTCCCTTTACAAGATTGTAAGCAACTCGGCTGAAATTACCGAATTGGCTGACAATTCTGGTGGAAACCTTGTTGATAGTGCTACTGACCAAGCAATTGACCATCTTTACGGAAAACAACGAAGCGATTCAGGAAACGAGTATTTGGATGCAGAAGTTTCTTTTGGAGATGGCTACCTTTCAGCAGAAGCACGACAATTGACGCTAACTGTTATTAATGATATGGTTCGCAGACTCCGTGTTGCAGGTGGTTCTCCAAAGGTTATTCTTACTGGATATGATACACTTCAAACGCTATCTGATTTACTTCAGGCTCAAGAGCGATTCATGGACAGAAAAGAGATTGTTCCTACTGTTAATGGTGTTCGTGGTGTTAAGGGTGCAGAAGTCGGATTCCGAGTTTCAACCTATTACGACATTCCTTTGATTCCTGTTGCGGCTATGCCTTCAACTGGTCTAAACACTTCTTTGATTAGTGATATGCTTTTCCTTGATACTGACCATTTGTGGTTATCAGTTATGAAGCCTACACAATACTTTGAAGATGGTATTAGCAACGGAAACCCATTCGGTGTTGGTAATCTTGGAAACAAGGCTCTTTACCGCACAATGGGTGAAACTGGTTGTTCTTACTTCAAGGGTCAAGGAAAGATTAC